TGGGTGCATTAATTAATGTAAGTTTAAGAGTTGACAAATTACCAAAAGAAAAATTTGTAAGTGGAAAAGATGGAGCAGTTTATTATAACTTCACAATTGGAGTTAATGATGAATCTAACCAGTACGGACAAAATGTTTCTGCTACAGATTCACAAACTAAAGAAGAACGTGAAGCTAAAAAGCCAAAATCGTACTTAGGTAATGGTAATGTAGTTTGGACTGATGGTAACATTAAACTTGCTGATAAAAAAGAAGAAACTTCAAAAAAATTAGTTTCAGAAAAGGAAATGGAATATTTACCGTTCTAAATTTAACAGGGGTGTAAAAGCCCCTTTTTTTAAATATTTTTATATGAAATTATGCAAACGTTGTTTAATATTAAAAGATTTTTCAGAATTTTACAAACAAAAAAAAGGTAAATTTGGTTTAAAACCTGAATGCAAAGATTGTATTAAATTATATAATAAAGCAAATTCAGAATATCAAAGTTTATATTTTAAAAATTACAGAATAGAAAATAAAGAACAAATATCAAAAATAAAAAAAGAATGGGAATTAAATCAAAGAAAAATAAACCCATTATTTAAACTAAAACAAAATTTAAGACATAGAACAAATAGTGCATTTAAATCTAAATATTGGCAAAAAAACAATACAACAAAAGAGTTAATTGGATGCACATTTGAAGAAGCAAAAAAACATATAGAAATTAAATTTACTAAAGGAATGAATTGGGAAAATTATGGTAAATGGCATATTGACCATATAATACCTTTAGCATCTGCTAAAAATAAAGAAGAAATGGAAAATCTTTTTCATTATAGTAATTTACAACCATTATGGGCTTTAGATAATTTTAAAAAATCAGATAAAATATTATGAAAAATTTAGATAATGATGCTATTGATTTATTAATGGAATTATATGAAACAGAATTAAAAGTTGATGCAACTGAAAAAATACCACATCCTGAACCTATTTTATCTTTAGGCACAAAAACATATGAAACAAAAGATGGCACTATTGAATATCCATTAGCTTTAGGCACAAAAGGAAATTTTACATTTGTACAAGCACCACCAAAAAGTAAAAAAACATTTTTTATATCATTACTTTCTGCAGTTTATATGAAAGGAAATTTAGATTCATTTGCTGGTAATTTAAAAGGATATAGAGGAAACGATAACCTTATACATTTTGACACAGAACAATCGTTATTTCATTGTCAAATGGTGTTTAAAAGACCATTAGATATGACTGATATAGATATTTCTAAATATCACACATACGCATTAAGACAATTAGATTTCAAAGAAAGAATACAATTTATAGAACACGTTTTATATAAAAAATTAGAAGGTAAAAATATTGGTTTAGTAATTATTGATGGAATAGCAGATTTATGTTCAGACGTAAACAATATAGAAGAATCAAATAATGTAGTTCAAAAGTTAATGAAATGGACAAAGGAATTAAATTGTCATATAATAACTGTAATACACAGTAACTTTGGTTCAGATAAACCTACAGGTCATTTAGGTTCATTTTTAGAAAAGAAAACAGAAACACAAATACAATTAGAACTTAATACAGTAAACAAAGGATTAGTAACAGTAAGTTGTAAACGTTCAAGAAATGCATCATTTGAAAACTTTAGCTTTAAAGTTAATAGTTTTGGATTACCGCAAGTTGAAGGTGCGTTTTATGACCCATTAAAAGATATATTTTAAATTATGCAAACAACAATTAAAAATCATTTAAACGATTTACATATTTCTGCAGCAAGAATGTTAGTATTAAATTCAGATAACAAAATGTTAATAAGTTATTTTAAAGACTTAAACGAAAAGTTGTTATATTTGAAACAGTTAATAGATATGGATTCAAAGTATAATTGGATTGAAATTGAAAATTTAATGTTAAAGTTAAAAGAAATAGATACAGAATTAACGCATATTAATATTGAAGTACAAATTGCAGAAGTAACAACAGAAAAGAAATCAGCATATATAAAAAAATAACATTATGATAGTATTATTAGTATTAGTTTTAGCAGTAGTTTTTATAGTAATGAATTTTGTTGATTGTGATATATTAATTACACCAATTAAAGGTATTATGTTCGGTGCTTTATACAATGACGATGTTTATGATACAGAAACAGACCATACAATTCAAATACTAATATTATTTATATCTTTTAATTTCCTATGGACAACTACAAATGGTTAGAACAGGTTGCGAAGCATCACAAAGAATGGGTAGAGGTTATTCATAAACTTGGTGAGTACGATTATGCAGAAGATATAGTCCAAGAAAGTTACATTGCTTTAATGAAATATGCTGATGCTACAAAGTTAATTGATGCAAATGGTAATGTACGTAAAGGATATATGTTTTTCACGCTTAGAAGTCTTTATTATCAGTTTTACAATAAAAAGAAAAAGATTAATAAAGTATCTTTTGATGGTTGTTGGGAATTATTTGATGATTCAAACGTAGAAGAACATAAAGCTTACAATGATATATGTTTAATGATTGATGAAGAAATAGATAATTGGCATTGGTATGACCGCAAACTTTTTAAATTATATCGTGATACAGATATGTCTATGCGTGATATTGCAAAAGAAACCAATATAAGTTTAATATCAATTTTTCATAGCATTAAGAATTACAAAGAAATATTAAATACAAAGTTTCAGAAAGATTATCAGGATTACAGTAATAATGATTATAATACAATTTATTAATTAAAAACAATTAAAATGGCTAAAAGAAAAGCAAAAGGTTTCGGTGATACAATAGAAGCTATCACAGAAGCAACAGGGATTAAAGCAGTAGTTGAAACATTTAGTAAAGCAACTGGAATAGATTGTGGATGCGACAAACGAAAAGAAACATTAAATAAGTTATTTCCATATAATAGAAATATCAATTGTTTTCATATTGTAATCATTCATTTTTTTATAAATGGTGTTTATTTTTCCGATTTCCTTTTCATAAATAAATGCGGTAATAGAAGAACCAATAAAAAAACTTGCTACAATTGAAGAAACAACTAATAACATAATTAATAATGAATATATATTTTTTTTTTATATATAATATGACGAAATATTTGATCAGAGATTATGATTTTGTTGGTTTTGAGATTTCCAAGAATTCAAGAAAAAAGTATGATGCAATTATTAAAAAACGAGACACGCACGCGCAAAAAAACGGAGAAACTATTCGGATACCGTTTGGAGCTCGTGGAATGGATCAATATAAGGATCAAACGGGTCTTGATGAATATTCGAGATTTGATCATCTTGATGAAGCTAGACGACTTTCATTTCAAAAAAGGTTTCAAAGAAATTATGATCCTGGCTACTATTCTCCGTTATATTTTTCTTGGAACTACTTATGGTAATTTTCGCGAGTGTCTTGCTGTTGTTATTTTTAATAATTCTGGCAACAATAATCTATTTTTGATGAGAACAATATAACCTTCTTGATTTGAAAGATAATCGAAAAGGTAAGAAGAATATGAGGTAACATAAAAAGATTTTTTTTCTAGACTTAGAATTGTTGTGAATGAGTCCTCGTCCAAAGTTTCGATCAATTCTAAGAGATATTTATGATTCTCTGTTATTAAATTATTAATATAATAATCGTCGTTAATTTTTCCTGTAGATCCGACGAAACAGGTGGAACCAACATAAGACATACACAAACGGAAATACATAAAACCTATGCGTCCAAAAACATGTTTGCACAATTACCGTTCCATGAAGGGATGTGAGACCCAAATTCTTTTATTCATCAAAATAATCCTGTGTGAATGCTTGATTCTCTGTCAAAATGTACAACGGAGCTAGGTTTGAAAAAATCACATATCTTGAGGGCAAGGCAAATAATTTTTTTTTCATATTTTTATCTTTTATTCCAACATATTCCTCCAAAATCCGGGTATACATGGCTTTGGCTCCACTTTTTAGAAAAAATACATATACAGAAGCTTCACTCATGAGAAATCGTGTTTTAGAATAATTAGTATTATGCATTGCCACAATCAAATCAATTCCAAGTTTTCTTCCATTCTGATAAAGGTCTGTGGCAAGAGCGTCCCAAAAGTTAGTGAGAATTTTTGATTCTGCAGTGAAGGTATCATCAAATATGACAAGTGATTGAGCCAGATTTTTATTTTCTATAAGAGGTACTCGTTTCTTTGCTGAATCGATTATCTCAGCTTCAGTTATTTTTATTCGTGTTGGCTTTGCATCATCAATAGAAGGGTCTTGGTCATGTTTCGATAGGAGAAACACATCTTTATTTGGATATTTTTTTTTATAATCAAGAATATAATTTTTAACGAATGTACTTTTACCTGCGCCAGATGGAGCAATGATGACCATTCTTAAGTTTTGATCTTTATCATGTGTAGGAGAAAGTCGCATTGTATATCCATCTGGAAGCTCAAAAACATTATCTTCAACAATAAGATTTTCATCTTTTTTGCTCACATGGATATCCTGCGCTAGCAGCGACTCATCTTTAAAAGATTGTTGAATTTTTAGTTTAGTGATTAATTGTTCTGATGTGTTTTTGTTGTTTCTAAGCGCGGTTTCTCTACCAGGGCTCGCGATATGGTCGCTCGATTTAATCGATGTTAAGCGCATTATATTTGCAAATTCATGTCCTTGAGTAAAACTAATCATATTCCTATATGAATAGTAAAAAAAAAAATATGTGTCTGTGCTTAGCAGCGATAAATATGTGAAAAAAAACAGCGATTTATTGATAGAGTCTTCGTCTGATTTCTGTAGCAGAGAGGACATTTCCACCTAACATTCCACCTTTTCGATACATTCCATTACCTTCGAGTGTATTGATGGCAGTATTAACCGCTGATGCTCCTGGGATATCGAGATCTGCAGCGAGATTCAAACCTTTACGAAGATAATTTTGAACTTTTGGATTTTTAATAACATTCCAGCTAGAACGTCCCATTTTTTTGAGTTTTGATAAGAAAGAGCCTCCAACCATAACACCACCCAACATACCACCAGATCCAGGGGCACCTTGTAATTCTCCGAAATCGATTCTGTTTTTATCAGACGCGATCACATCTTCTCTTGATAACAATCCAACATTAAATGAGCTTCCTGCGGAAGCGCTGATAGTGAACACTCCATCATACAAGAATATGACAACCAGTTCAGCTGTTGAATTACCAGTTAAATAAGGACTATTTACTTGTAAATTAAAAGTAATATTTGTATTACATGCAACTCCAGCACTTAATGAAGCGTCATCCAATGGGATATCTTTTCCAAAACGTAACAAGAGAGGGCAACCTTGACCTGGTAAACAAAGAAATGAAGATGGGGTGGTACCTACTGTCTCAGTAAAGGTATTTAATTGAAACATAACTCCAGGATTAACAGTATTATTGTTTGTAGTTGATACGACGGCCATTCCAGAATTAGGATAGTTACAGAAGGCTAATCCATTTTGTCGATTCATTTCAAAAAGTGTTGCGCTTGGTGCATTTGAAAGAATTCCACTTCTATTTCCGAGTTTGATATTTACGCCTGTGATTGTGAAATAAATATCGGGAAGTGAATTTACAGGTAAATCAGTTTTACCACCAAGAAGTTCGAAAACTTTTCCATTTTTTTGCGGAACTACTGCAAGAAGTACAGCATGAGGTACCTGACTTAAATTATAATTTTGTGATTGAATAGGTTTTGTACCTCTTCCCGCAGATATAAGTTTACCCATTTCAGTTTGTGTTTGATATTTCATATATTCATAGCTTGAAATGGATGGCGTGATTGATGTATCGGGCATGGTTAAAACACCTAAAATTAATCTTGGAGCGGTAATTGTTAATGTGCATGCCAATGCTTGAACGTTTGGTACTTGATCGGCAGCTGGTCTATATTCAGGATCTGCAATATTTCCAGCACCATTATCAGTGCTAGGACAAGCAAACAATGTTGGGTTGTTTCCAGATAAAGTTGCTGGATTATCTTGAGTTCCAGCTCTATCAAAGTATGGATTAATTTTAAAACCACTATAAAATGAATCTTCGGGTGTTTTCCAGGTTATTTTTACTTTTAAATTCGATAATCCGGTTAATCCAGTACTTCCAGATTGACTAATTGCATTAAGAATAAGTGGAGAAATATTCAGACATTCGGTAACAGTATAAGTGATTGTTGATTGTGCTGGATCATTTGCTGTTCCTAAAACATTTTTAATTGATTTAAAACCAAATGAGCCCCTACTTGGAACAAAAGATAATCCAGTTTGAGCTCTAGATGTTAAAACATCATTATTACTTGTACTCACATAAGAGAAGGAGTTATCAAGTAAGGCTGGAGTTAATGAAGACCATGTCTTAATTTCATCTTCAGTATAGGAAAAATACTTCATATGTTCGATGCTATTTGTTAGATCACAAGTATAAAGATTTGCGTCAAATTGAATCTGGATAGTTCGGATACAATGATGAAGAGGGAAAGCTTGAAGTGCAAATCTATTTGGATATAAGAAAGGAATTTGATTATTTGTGCTTGTGGTTGCTTTCATATCAACAGTAATATCTGCTTTCAACATGATTGTTCGATCAAGTACAGACTCTCGACTTGGAAGAAAGTAAGACCAATCACTACTTCCATTGGCATTTGATGATCCAGAAATTGGTTCAATCTCGAAGTATTCATTATTTTTGGGGCCTTTATAAACCAAAATTTTATCTCCATAACCCTTCTCACCGAGTGTAGACCCCAAAACCTCATCTTCTTCGTTTGTATCAAAATCGATCCTTGGATCAAATGAGCAATATGGCTCTAACGGCTGAATATAATTGAGGGACATCTTATATATTATAGCGAGAAAATAAAATAATTTCTGTTCATTTTAAATCGCATTATTTTTTAGAGTTTTTTTCATAAAAAGTATTTTTGCATTTGCTGTCATTCCTTCTGGTACTTGTATTGGATATATGGTTTGAGTGCTGTCAGTATAGTACACATTAAAATCGATTTGATTAATTTGTCCTTGACTCACAATATCAATTAATCTATATTGTCCATTGGTGACATATACCAAACGAGATTTTGAGGCTTTTGGTGTTTCGAGATTGGGTAGGAGAGAGAAAATCACATTACTATAACTATAATTATTTGTGGCTTCATCGGTTGATACGAGCTCGAATGCGGTTCTTAGTGTGTTTGAGGTGACTAATATTTGGTTGATTGTGTTGAGGTTCGTCGGACTTCCACTATACATTTGACGATTAAAATTATTATTTGTGTCATATTCATTGTTAGGTGCATTTTCAAAAATAAATCGGCAGTCTTTTCCTGCTGGGATATCAGTTCCATAATAATAAACAAAAAAACCAGGAAACAAAACATTTATTGTATCGCTCATATAGAGATCGATTCCATTATTAACAAATAATTTATTATATATCAAACTAAATTTTTCTGTTGTGTCATCGTAAAGAATAAATGGTGCATCATTGGCTGTTAAACCGATTATTCCAAAAGCAGCAACATTTGCATTATACATCGCAGTATATATGTTGGTGAGTGTTTGGTTGAACATATTTACAAATACATTATAGCTGTCAACAAAATAATAGTTTGTGCGCTGCTGGGTGTAAGTTGGAGGATTACTTGAAGGAGGCGTAGGGGCAGGACGAGAATTATAGGGAATATATTGTACATACTCATCATAATTAATATTATTATATGTAAAACAAAATTTCCAGTTTGTAAGATTTGGATTGGTTTGTGTGGATCCTGGCAAAATATTATTTATGATGTGGAGAGGGACCTCTGTTGCAGAAAACGCCAAAGAAACAATTGACAAATAATAATTCTCAACATGTTTTAGGACAGGTTCAGGAAAATACTGTGAGAATGTGAAAGTTTTGTGTGGTTGAGATTGATTTCCTGTATTTCCTCCTTTGATTGCAATATTAATGTACAAATTATCCGGACCATCTATTTTTGGATGAAGTACATATAATGGATTACTTTCTTTATTTTCAATAGTAATAACTGCAGTATCCCCCTGCTTGTTGCTACCAGGAGTAGATACTTGGCGATTAGATATTTGACGATTCATTATATAGGTGGTCAGATTATTTTTCATTATACATATCATTCAATATCTGATGGAGTTGACATGGGCATCCTCCTTGTAGAACTGGATCTGTTAGTATCGTCACAATTTCATCTAGTGGTCTTTTATATTTTGTTTCAAGACGTTTCATGAATCTCTGGTATTTATTCATCGATTTATCTTTCATAATTAACCGCAACGCGACATGTCTTCCGCATGTGTGGATATTTGGACTCATCTTTTGCATTCTCATATCATTGTATTCAATCACATCATCCAATCGTTGTTGTGCATCATATAATAGGTCCAGAAGTGAATTTTCTTTCATCCCCTTTTCTTCCAAAAACTTTTTATTTATATATTTTTTTTCGTCATCTGGGATCATCGAGTAGCTGTCGAAAAAATTAATGCTTGGATTGTGGTCATCATCAACAGTTCTACATATTCCGCA